AAAATATTATCACTGAAAATTATAAAAATATTATAACAACATCAACTACTCTTCTTAACCATAGAGGACCAGATTCGAATGGGAATAGATTGATCATTGATCCAAATTTTAACAAAACAATTTTAATGCTTCATACAAGATTACAAATTAATGGAGATTCTACAAAACAACCACTTGTATCAAAGGACAACAAACTTTTTTTAATTATAAATGGAGAAATTTTTAATTGGAAACAATTAGAAAAAGATTTAGATTATACTTGTACAATGTCTGACTGTGAAATCATTTTCCCATTATATGAAAAGTATAAAAATAATATTCCAAAAATGTTAAATTTATTAAGAGGACAGTTTTCTTTTATTTTATACGACCTTGAAAATAAACATATTCTCATTGCAAGAGATCCAATTGGCATTACACCTCTATATATAGGTTATAAAAAATCATACCAAACAAAATCAGGAGATGATATCATTGTTAATCGTGTTGTAATTTCATCTGAATTAAAATGTTTGACAAGAATTGATAAATCAAATTATAATAATCAAGAATCAAATGGAAAAGAAAGTTTAGTTGATAATATTAAAATTTTTTACCCTAGGTCATATATTTATACATTTGTAAATGAAATATATGATTTTATGGGAAATGCAAAAACATATATTAATTTTTACGATAATTACAGCGATATTGAATCAACATCAAGATATAGAAAAGAATACAATATGATTCTTGAAAATATAAGAGAAAAACTTATTTCAAGTGTAAGAATCAGATTACAAGATTTAATTTCTAATAATATTGAGTTTGGCGTTTTATTATCAGGAGGTCTCGATAGTAGTTTAATATCATCTCTTGTAGTATCTATTGCAGAAGAATTAAATTATCCTACGAAAATCAAAACGTTTAGTATTGGTATGAATAGTAATGTACCTGATTTAATTGCTGCTAGACAAGTTTCAGAGTTTTTACAAACTGACCATAAAGAATATTATTTTACAAAAGAACAAGGTATCAGTAACATTGAAAATGTTATTATGTTTGCAGAAAGTTATGATTGTACTACAATTAGAGCAAGTACACCAATGTATTTACTTACAAAACAAATAAGAAATGATTATCCAAATATGAAAGTTTTATTTTCAGGAGAATTATCAGATGAACTTTTATGTTATCTTTATGGTGCAAATGCTCCATCTGAAAAAGATTTCCAATTAGAAACACTTCATTTAGTAAGCAATGTTCATTCATTTGATTGTTTACGTGCAAATAAAATGTGTATGGCAAATTCTTTTGAGGTTAGAGTTCCATTTACAGATATTGAATATGTAAAATATATTTTGTCACTACATCCTGAATGGAAAACGTTTGGTCCAAACTCGAAAAATAAAATAGAAAAACAAATTCTTAGAGACTCTTTTATAGGATTTCTACCAAAACAAATATTATACAGAAAAAAAGAACAATTTAGCGATGGTGTTAGTAGTATTGATGATAAATCTCAAAATTGGATAGAATGTATAAAAACATATGCTAATAATTTATATCCTCAAAATTTACTTTGTAGTCTAAGAACAACATATACTTATAATAGACCTAATACATCAGAAGAACTTTTATATAGAAAAATATTTTGCAAATTATTTAATGATAAAAGTTATAAAAATACAAGTGAATTTACAGTAAAAATGTGGAAACCAAAGTGGTGTGAAAACCAAGATCCAAGTGGAAGAAAACAATCATTTTGGACACCTAACTAAACAAACAATTATATATACAATATGCATTTTTTACATTTTAATCGTTTATTTTATATAAAATTTATATAAAATAAATTTCTTTGTAAATGGTAAGAATATGTTTATAGTAATACGCCAAGCACCTTTAGAAACTGATCAAATTCTAAATATTTTTTATTCAAATGACATAACACCTATTAGAAATTGGGTGAAAGAATATATTAACGAAGATATAGAAAGTTATAGATACACTCCAAATCAAAAAAATATAAAAAATGTATTTTACGAATTAAATGATGGTTATACATCACTTCAACTTTTAAAAAGATATAAAATAGTTTATAAAGGTTATGTATACAACTCATCTGAGAAATTAACAGATACTATTTATTCAATAAATATACTAGAATACAACTCAAATTATGTAAATTATTTAGAAACATCTGATATGTGGAAAAATATCAATCAAGAAATTAATAATCGTGTACTTAAACAATTAGATAAAGATACTTTAATACAAATTTTACATAAAATACAACAACGTATAGAAACAAAATCACATTGGAACAAAACTGAATTCGTAGGACTTTTTACTGAAATATTGAAAAATTTCAGAAAAGATTTATACAGTTCTGTTGCTAAACGTATGAAACGATTTGGTAAAAGAAAAAGTATATATAAAAAAGACAATGACGTACATCATACAATAATTAATATCCCTGATACACCACAAGTACCCCCAAATTTTAATGCACCAAGATTACCCTGTAAATTAGAAGCTATAAATCCTCAAGCAAAACAAGAATAATCGAATTTTGCGCATATATCGAACATTGCGTATATTTCATACAAATAAAATATATACAATAAATATACAAAATGAACAGAAAAATAAATAATTCGCGCCCTAGACCATTAGATTATGATGAATATTATCATTATAACTGGCATCCACATTGGCACCCATATTATTGGCATAACCATTATAATTGGTATAACCATAACCATTATGACTGGTACGATTGGATAGATGAAGATGATGACTATGATTATTACGGTGGACATAACGGAAGTGGACATAATGGTGATGGACATAATGGAGGTGGACATAATGGAGGTGGACATAATAGTGATGGATATAATGGAGGTGGATATAATGGAGGTGGACATAATGGAGGTGGATATAATGGAGGTGGATATAATGGAGGTGGACATAATGGAGGTGGATATAATAGAGATATATACGTAAAAATACCAATACCCCCGCGTATTAAAAAAAGACCTCTTCCTCCGATGAGTACACGTAAAATGTATAAAATATAATATTAATCGTTTTCGTGTGAATGTTGTAAAAACCTATTGTATTCGTATTCCAATCTTTCTTTTGTAAATTTATTTTTCAATTCTTTTAATTCTAATGAATTTATATTTTCTAAATCTTTATCAGTTATATCACCGTGTATTTGAAATGCACTATGTATTTGTGCTAAATTATTAGAGTTTTGTTTATTTGAAGAATTTTGTTTGATATTGTATTCATTGATATCTCTTTTATCCATCATAAAATTCTTTACATCCTCTGTTATAATTTCTATTTTTTGAATTTTATCAGCTATTTCTGGTAGAGATATATCAGAATTTTGAAAAGTTGATTTAAATCTCTTTAAAACAAAAGAATTAATATCTGGACTGTTTATAACAAGTGAATCATATGCTTTCAAACATTCACCTACGTATTTGGTAGCATTTGTACGATTTCTTCTAAACATACACATTTGTTGTTGTATATCGTGATATAAATTACTAAATAATCCAGATGCATTCAAATGTTTCTCACTAACTTCTTGTGATTTAAAAAATGTTTGTAAAACTGATATTAGATTTATCATATAAATAATTAATCTTTTTATAATTTCTAAAGTAGATATTTCAGTTATAGATTTTGTTTCAGAAGTAGGAAATATCGTTTCAGCTGTTAATGCAGTAGTTAATACGATTAACAATATACTAGTAAATTTATGAATAACTTTATGATAAGAAGAACATCTTTCGTGCATCCATTTATAAGAAGCAGCGTTTTCACCAACTGAAATAATAATACTTTCGTTTTTATCATTCCACCCATTACTTAGTTTGATAAGTTCTGTTTTATGCAAAATATCAGATGTATTATTACTAGTTTCATCATCCTTTATACTATTAATGTCTTTTTTATATTTTATTTCATCTTGTTTTTGATATAATATATCATCCATATAGTTTTAGTTTTAAATTGATAAATAAAGTATATATAGTTTTAAATTGATAAAAATAGTAAATATAGTTTTAAATTGATAAAAATAGTAAATATAGTTTTAGTTTTAGTTTTAAATTGATAAATGTGTGATTTAAAGACAAAAGTTAATAAAATTAATAATGTATTCCAATAAAAAGAAGATTTTTTTATTTACAAGTGATATTGCTTCATTTATTGGTAAAAATGATTATGATTTTGTAACACCATTTGAAAGATTATGGAAACGTTGTGATAAAAATGATTATGAAGAAATTATAAACAATTCAAAACAATTATTATTAAAAACTGATATGGAAATAAATGATTTAGAAAAAGACAAGGGGTTCTTAAAAACAGATTTGGATAAAGGTAATATAACAAAACGTCAATATACATTACGTTTAAATAAAATAGAACGGAAAGTTTTGGAGTTACAAAATACATCAAAATCTTTGGAAAATAAAATTGATTCAATTGATTTAAATCAAGAAGACCGTTTAAGAAAAACATTAGGAGAAGACAAAATAAAATTAGTTCAGTCAAGTTCTATAGAAACACAAGATAAGAGAGACAATATTAAAAATGCAATTAACGAAATGAAAATTTCAGAAAAACAGAAAAGTGAGTTATTAAAAGAAACAGAAGGGTTTATTAACAAAACACACGGTACATTAAAAGAAAATTCTGCTATAGAAATATATGAAAAACGTTTCGGTGTAAAATTAGATACATCACAAACATTTTTTAAAAAACAAATTGTAAAAGATGATGATATAGAATGGTACGTTGGTGGTAGATTAGATGGGTTATATATAGACGAGGAAAATCATAGTAATAGTTATATAATAGAAATAAAAAATAGAACACGTGGATTTTTTACATCATTAAGAGAATATGAAAAGATTCAAATATATATGTATATGTATATGTTAAATATACCTGTTGCAAAATTAGTTGAAAAATTTAATGATCAAATTAGAATAACTGTTATTTATAAAACTGATGAATATATGAACGAAATATTAGATTATCTGGGTATGTTTATAGAACGTTTTAAAAAGTTTTTATCAGATGGGTATTTGAAAAAAGAGTTTGTTGATTCTGATAATTGTAACAAACAAAAAATTCTTAGAAAATTATATTTAAATGACATAAATAAAGAAATAAATAAACGATTAGAATCAAATTTACAAGACGATTTAGATGATGAAGAATGTCTAATAAACGATGATTTGTAGTATAATTTAAGGTTAATATTAATGGGGGTATTTTTTAAACTTTTTTTAAACGTTAATATTAATGAGAGGTGAATCAATGTATGAGTTAATCGAAACTATATTTTCAAAATACCCCAAACCTCCTTGTACATATAGATTAACACATTCGCCAGATGTATCATTATTTCAATTATTAATGTCATTGCTAATAAATGGTGCAAAAAGACTATATGGTGAAAATATAACACCAAATGATATAACAGAAGAACAATTTAAAGAATTACAAAGTTATATAGAAAGTGTAGGTTATAAGATAAAATATAATTTTTCTAACATACCAAATCCAAACAATACAAATGGCGAACAAGCAAGAATAATAAATATATGGTTTGAAGAAATAATAGATTATATGAATTGTCACGGTATAAGAGTAATAAAATAACAATTTGTTTTATAATTTGTTTAAAAATGAATATTAAACAAATATATTAAAATAGATGATGTTAACAATTAATAATTTACCACCAGATATTATTTACGAAGTTACAAAAAATCTCAATTTAAAAGATATATGTAATTTTATGGGTACGTGTAATAATTTATATAATAACATTAAAAATTATGAGATATTTATCTTTCATAATGAATTAAAAAGAGAAAATAAATTATATAACATTAACAACATAAGGGTAACTGAACATTTTTTTTACAATTTTTTAAATTACAATATAATAGTTCATTTATATAGATATAGAAAGAGATATTATAATAAAAAAAATAATAACAAAATTTCTCTTCGTAATTTTATTTTATATAACGAAATGCAAATCGATACTATAGAAAACGTATATTTAAATAATTTGTTTCAAAAAATATTTTATTTTTATGTTTTTAATAATTTTTGTCATTTATCACTTTATCCAAACAAGTTTGAATTATGTGCATTATATAACTTTTTACAAATAGAAGTTTTTTCAATATCTGAAAATTTTAATTATTGGTTTGATTTTTTAGAATCATTTAAATTAAGTTATAGAAATGTTAAAATAAAATATTATAATTCAATGTTGGACTTGGTACATACAAGTGTAGTTATTTTTAGTTTTGATCAATTATATGAAATGTCAAAATATGTAACATCTATTTATATTGTTAAAAAAATAATAGGTTACAAAACACTTGATTTAGAAAAGACACATTTTAATATGTGTTGTTTTATGTGTAACGAAGAATATTTATTAGAAATATGCAATTTAAAAATGTTATTTTACAAAGATGATTTGATATCACACAACTACAACGAATTAAAAAAGTTATTGTTTAGAGAAAATGAAAATTATTATAATCTACTAATACATACGGAAACATCATTAATTAATAACAAAATATATATAAAAAATCCTATTACAAATAGAAGGATGAAACTAGATGGAAGTATATATAATAAATTAATGAAACTGTTTACTGAAAATGATTATGATTATTTAAAATATTATATTCGTATTTTATCATATATAAAAAAACGTCAGAAAACTTTGAGAATACGTTTTTTTTCATAGTAAAATGATATATTTAAATACAGATTTCATTTATAAATTCTCAAGAACATTAATTACAGAACGTACCCATCTAAAATTATATCTTGTATAATGCTGCATAATTATTTGTAAAGTTTTGTCTCTATCAGTGTATTTAGGATGGATCTTTATATAATTTTTATTAAAAGATATGTATATAATTGCGTCTATAAATTCAGGCCCTTGTGATAAAAGTAGATGAGACAATTGTTTAGAGATATTGTGGATATGAATATTAAAAAAGTTATTTGATAGATAATAAATTAAGAAATTTTTATAAAAATGATATACAAATTTTACATCATTACTTAACAAAATTTTATCTTTTTTTGATAAAAATTTGGTCATAATTAGTTCGTAAAAATCAATATCTGAATTGTAATTTGAATCGTAATTTGGTAACAATGATAAAAAAGTAAAAAAATCATGGTATAATATATTAAATTTATGTTGATATGTTTTTGTATATTTTGTCATATAATTTTTACTAAAACTTTTTGACAACAACCAAAAATTATTAGCAGTTGTATAATCATCAACAAAAAAATAAATATGAAAAATTATATCATATGGTATTTTTTGCATTTCTACTATAATAAAACAAAATACTTTTAAGAAAAAATATTATGTTATCAAGATTAAAAAAATGAATTAATTTTAATTAAGATACTATATTAATATGGAACGTTTTTATAAATCAAATTTGATACATATCCCAGATAATTTTTATAAAAATGATATTGAAATGCAAATTATTGAATGGTGGGCGCAAGACGAAGAAGACGATAATGAAGAAGATGAAATTGAATCACAAGAAAATGATTTGAATAACGAAGTTTATACTATTCGATGTTTTGGTGTAACAAATACAGGTATTTCAGTAACATGTAAAATAACAGGTTTCAAACCATTTTATTATATTAAAGTACCAAATACTTTTACAAAAGTTCATTTAGCGTATTTTTTGAAATTCATTGAATCTTCTTATTTTTTAAAATCATTTAAAAGTCCATTAGCAAAAGAAAATGGTCGTCATAGATCTTGTTTAGAAGAAAAAAAGGATTTGTTTGGTTTTAGAAATGGAAAAGAATATCGTTTTGTAAAATTAGTATTTAATAATTATTCTGCATTAATGAAAAGTAGATATTTATTTAAAAAAGCTATTGAAATTGCAAATGTGACAAAACGTCCTACGAAATTTAAATTGTACGAGAGTAATTTTGAACCATTTATGAGATATTGTCACATTAAAGAAATTTTAATGGCTGGTTGGATACGTTTACCAAAAGGAAAATATTCAGTTACAAGAGATTCTGCAACGACACAAGTAGAAGTATCAATCGATAGGAAATTAGTTATTTCGATGAAAGATTATCAAGATATTGCAAATTTTTTACAAGCTTCTTGGGATATTGAAGTATATAGTCACGACAGAACATTTCCAGATCCAAAATATAAAATAACAAAATCTGGAAATACGATTTATCCAAATGAAATTTTTCAAATTGCTACAACATACAAATATGTGAAAAATATAGAAAATACCGAAAATGTCGAAAATACAGGTAACAAAGATGAGTTTTTAGTAAAACATTTATTGACATTAAAACGTTGTGAAAAAATAGATGATCCAAATGTTATTGTTGAAGAATGTGAAAATGAAAGAGATTTGATTCGACGTTGGGTAAATACAATTTCAAAAATGGATCCAGATATTTTTTATACTTATAATGGAGATAGTTTTGATTGTATGTATTTGGTAGAAAGAGCAGAATTATTAGGTTTGGTTTCTTCAAAAAAATCTGGTTCTAAAACTGTAAAACAAGGTTTTTTATTAAAGGGTTTGAGTAGAATGACTTGTAGACAAGCAGAAATTAAAAAAGAATATTTCAGTTCAAGTGCATATGGAGATAGTGAATTCAATCGTGTTTATATACCAGGTAGATTAAATTATGATTTATTGATTCATTATAAACGTGGTATGAAAAAATATGCTAGTTATAAATTAGATAATATAGCATCAGAAATATTAAAGCAAAACAAGCACGATGTAAGTGCAAAAGATATATTTGATCTTTATCAAAGAGGAAATCCAGATGATATTCGTAAGATTGGACTTTATTGTATTCAGGATACAGCTTTATTACAAAGGTTAGTAGACAAACAATTAATTTTGACAAATATTATGCAATTAGCTAATGTTACATATGTTCCTATTGGGTTTTTGACAACACGTGGTCAGACAATTAAAGTATATTCACAATTATTGAGAAAAGCAAGACAAATGAATTTTTTAGTACCTCATACCAATTTTAATGAAGATAGTTATCCTTTACAGATTAAATGCAAGGAGCAAATTCCATTTGAAGAAAATGATATAGGTGAATATATAGAGATTAATTGTGGTAAAAGTCAAACAGATTCATATAAACAGTTAATTTTAACAGCAAAGATATCTGAAATTGTAGATGACACAACATTTATAGCATTATGCGATACAGAAATTAAAAATGATTTTTTTAATATTAAATTTACATACAAAAGAAAAGATTATACGATAAGTAGATTATGGTCAAATGATGATGCTATAGATGATAGTTTTACAGGTGCAACAGTATTAGAACCAATTCCAGGTATGTATAAAGATAATATTGCAGTATTGGATTTTGCTAGTTTGTATCCCACTATTATGATTAGTAGAAATTTATGTTATAGTGCATTTGTATTAGATAAACAATATTTAGATATTCCAGGAGTGAATTATGAAAAGATAGCTTGGGATGATAAAGTGGAATACAAACTTAGACAAACGTGTGAAGGAGTTGGTAAAAGTGGTAAAAGCAAAGGGCAAGTTTGTGGTAAACAAGCTTATTTTGAAATAACAAATGAATTAGGAATTACAAATTATTATTGTCGTATTCATGATCCTTTAAAAAAAACAAGAGATTCAGATGAAAAATATCAAAAACGTGATGTTAGTTATAATTATACAATAGTTCAACCTCACACAGACTCTGAAGGTAATGTAGTTAACAAGGGTGTATTACCGGCATTATTAGAGGAATTGTATTCAGAAAGAAAACGTGTAAAGCGTCAAATGGCAAAAGCAGCAGAAGAAGGTAACAAATTATTAGAAGATATTTTAAATTCAACACAATTGGCTATAAAGGTATCATTGAATTCTACATATGGATTTTTAGGAAGAGGTCAAGGAAATTTAATTCTAAAAGAATTAGGTTCAATTGTAACAGCAGTAGGTAGAATGTTGATTGAACAAAGTAAAGAATATGCAGAAGGTCCATTTTTGGAATACATAAAGGATAATAATTTATTACAACATAAATTGGAACGTAAAGAATATGATTTAACAGAACAAGAAAAAAAATTAGTCTTGAAATCTTTTATGATAAAATGATAGATCTTGATAAAATGATAGATCTTGATAAAGTGATAGATCTTGATAAAGTGATAGATCTTGATAAAGTGATAGATCTTGATAAAGTGATAGATCTTGATAAAGTGATAGATCTTGATAAAGTGATATAATAAATTGAAAAATTTATTTAATTATATTTTAATTAAATGAATTCGAATATTGATATATGGAAAGAATTTGATAACGCAGTTAATTTTGATAAAATAACATATCAATCTGATAAAGAATCTCATAAAGGTAAAGATATATGTCATAATTGTTTGGGTAATAATTTAAAATATATAGAAAACGAATGTATTTGTCAAGATTGTGGTTTGGTACTAAATGAAGATAGATTAAATAACAGTCCTGTATTTGAAAATAATATTGAAAGTACTAACAAATCATATTTTAACAAAAATAATAAAATTTCAAAAATGCAGGAGTGGTATATGTGGTCAAACGAAGAAAAAAATACATATAAATTAAAGTCATATGTTAGAGATTTCTGTTCAAAATTAAAAATAGTTGAATGTTTAATTGAAAATATAGTAGAAACAACCGTTATTGTAATAGATTGTATTAAAAAAAATGATGGTACAAAAAGAGCAAGAGTAAAGGATGGTATTATTATATGTTGTATTCATTATGTATCCAAAGATACACAAACACCATATTCGTATGTAAATATATCAAAACAATTAAATTTAGATATAAAATATATAACAAGAGCTGAAAGACTTATCTTGGAATTAATAAACTCTAAAAAATTAAATTTAGACAAACAATTAATTTTAGATACACAAAAACCATTTGAATATGTAAAAAATACTATTAAAAAGAATAACTTAAAAGTAAGCGAAGATGTTTTAAAAGATGTTAATACTTTAATAGAAATATGTGAAGACAATGATATTTTATTAGATCATACTCCTTTATCAATAGGAGTTTGTTGTTTTTATTATATATTACAATTAAGAAATATTGATATTGATATAAAAATATTTTCAGAATTATATGATTTATCATCTGTAACTATAATCAAAACATATAACAAGTTAAAAATTTATAAACGACAAATTGAACAAATATTATAAATAAATTTATATATAAATTAAGATTGTATATAAATTTTCATCAATCGTTTTTACGTGTTTAAATTAGTCAAATTTTACGGTATATTTTACATTCGTTTTCGATACACTTCTCGAAGCAGAAATGCTTAATGGTTGACGTTTTTGTGCAGAGTCTGTTTCGTTACTTTTTTTTGATTTTTTACTTTTTAATGAAATTTTCATATCTTGTTCAATTGTACTTAAATTTGTTTTAACATAATTAAGTATATCATTTTCAAAACACCATCTAAAAAAACATAATTGTCCACATGATGTTTCAATATAATCTTGGTCATTATAATAAAAAATGATCTTGTTTTTACGACAAAATGGATCAAACTGTTTTTTACTAAATGATTTTAATTGTAATTTATAATTTTGATAAACATCTATAGCACCCTTTTTTCCAATTATTATTGTTCTATGTTTTTTCGAATAATTTGTAATAAACCAATCTAAAATACGGAGTGATATCACACTATTTTGGTCAATAATACTTTTTATTTGTTCAATATAAATAGAATTACTATAAAAATCAGTCAAAGATTTCATTAACAAACTTAATTTTGTATCAATATCGAAATCACCAGTGTCTAGACGTGTTTGTGTTTGTGTCTTATTAACAGAAATTGACATATATAATGTTATTTATGTAAATTTTTAAATAGTTTTTTACGCATTTTTACGTAATTTATTATTAAATAATAAAAAATTGAAAAATAATTTAAAAACAATTTATATTATAAAAGTATAACTACTAAAACAACAAACAAAATGTCAATTATTAAAGCTGTCAATCTCGATCTTAACAAAATTTCTTTCTCTGATGTTAAAACTGACAATCACGGACGTAAAATGGTATATGTAAATTACAATGGCGGAAAAATTATGGTTCAAACACCAAAAATGTATGTGCCAAATGGTATTAAACGTTGGCGTAAAAAGGATGCCACTGATAACAAGGATGATTCTTTTGAATTGGAATTGTCATTTGGTGGTGAAGATAAGGAAGACAAGAATTCTCTTGAAATCCGAGATTTTCATAATAAGCTTGAAAACTTTGATGATCTAGTAAAGAAAACTATCATGTCAAGAAGCAAGGAGTGGTTGGGTAAACCAAAAGTATCTATGGAAACAATTGAAGATGCTTATTATGCACCTTGTGTAAAAATTCCAACTGATAAAGATGGAAATATTTTGGATTATCCATCTAGAGTTCGTGTAAAGTTGGATAGAGAACGTGATAGTAATGATGGATTTACTGGAAGATTCTTGAGTAACAAAAGATTTAAAACACCTGTTTTGGCTTTTGATGAATCAAAATCTCAATTGGATCTGAATGAATCAAACTTTGATGTTGTAGTACCAAAGGGTAGTCAAGTTATTTGTGTTCTTGAATTGGTCTATTTGAGTATTACTTCCAAGGTTTCAGCCAAATGGAAATTGGTACAGACAAAGGTCTTTAGAAATCAACAAAGTATTACTGGATATGCTATGATTGATGAAGAATCACAAGAAGATGATCTTGATACTGAAAATGATTTGGTTGAAGGTGCAAAGAATCTAAGTCTTGATGAAAATGCTTCTTTGGAAGAAGTTGAAGAACAAGAACAAGAAGTAGAAGAAGAAGTTGAGGAAGAACAAGAAGTTGAAGAAGAAGTTGAAGAAACAGAAGAACAAGAAGTTGTTGCTCCTCCACCAAAGAAGGGAAGAACTAAGAGAGGTGTTCAAGCTTAATTTTATCAATAAACATTTTACATTTTAATTATTTACATTTTAATTATTTACATTTTAATTATTTACATTTTAATTATTTATATTTATTTTAAGCGAGTTAGAAAATAAAAATAAAAATCTTATTTAAAGTTATAAAATATTATAGATTAGATAAGATGTCCTGAATAAGACATTAAACTGTTCAAATGTCACTATGGCGGAGTGGTTAACGCGGTGGCCTGCTAAGCCATTGCCCTTTGGGCGCGCAGGTTCGAACCCTGCTGGTGACGATGATCATATGACAAAATATTTAGCCTCTATAGTTCAGAGGTAGAACGTCAGTCTTGTAAACTGAAGGTCCCGTGTTCGATCCACGGTGGAGGCATTTGGTCATATGGCGCAATTGGTTAGCGCGTACGGCTGTTAACCGTAAGGTTGGTGGTTCAAGCCCACCTATGACCGTTTTTATAACCATCTTAAGGTAAAAATTTAATTATCTAGGTAATCAATATTAAATGATTACCCTGTTCATCTAGTGGTTAGGATGCAGTGCTTATAACGCTGTCACGCGAGTTCGATCCTCGCACTGGGTATTTAATTTATTTAAAAAAATAATAACATTAATTATATTTAATGCCAAATAGTCTTAAATATGAGTATATAAAAAATATAATAGAAAAAGAAGATGAATTAATATCAGAAAGTTATAAAAACAATAAGCAATTATTAGAAATCAAATGTAATTTATGTAATGAAATATATAAACAAACATTTGATAGATATTATAGAGGATATAGACATCAAAAATGCGCTAATGTAAATAATTTAAATAATATAATAGCTCTTAAAAAACGATATGGTGAAATATTTTTAAAAGATACTGTAAGAATATGCGAATGGTGTAAAGAAAAATATAATCCTAAAAGAACTAAACAAAAACTTTGTACAAGGGAATGCGCTATGACTTTTCATAAAACAGACAAATTAAAAAAAGAAAATTCTAAGATATACGGTAGAAAAGGAGGTATTATTTCTGCATCAAAACAACTATGTAGAAGTAAAGCTGAAATATTTTTTGCAGAACTATGTAAAAAACATTTTGGGGAAGAAAATATTAAAACGAATGAACTATTATTTAAAGATAAAAATGAAAATTATTGGGACTGTGATGTTATATTAACGAATTTGAAAATAGGTATTTCATATAATGGTATTTGGCATTATAAACAAGTTAGAAAAAATCACAAATTAGCTCAAGTTCAAGCTCGTGATACAATAAAGAAACAAATAGTAAAAGATAATGGATATTCGTATTATATAGTAAGAGATTTAGGGAAATTTGATAGAAATTTTATTATATCAGAATTTAATAAATTTTTACATAGTTTAATATACAAACAAGTATTACATCAGTTAAACAAAATTAAAATTATTTAAAGATAAGATATTTTATTATATAAATGGAAAACGTAATAGAATATGATAGTTCTAATAAAAGAAAAAGAAATTTGAATGAAGAATTTCAAGGAAATCTTAAATTCGTTCCTTCAGATAAGAGTATTAGTTCTGAACTTAGATCGTTGCTCAACATTGAAATTAATGGAGATGTAGATAAGAATAAAAAAAAGAAATTAAATAATGTTTTATAATCAATTTTACTTTTATTTCATTTACTTAAAAATAAAATTTTATTTTAGATTAATAAGATGGTTGAAAATGAGAATGTTGAATTGGAAGGTATGGAATTTTCAAAAGGACAAAAAGCAGAATGTATAAAATATTGTGAAACAAAGAATTTGGCATTTTTTCAAAGAGATTTGAATACATCATCTTCAAAGATATTTATTGCAGATTCATACAAAAACATATGGAATAAGATTAGAGAAAAGGGTGTATCAAAATCTCATTACTATGAATCTTGGAGTGCAAACCAACCTATGAAATTATATATAGATTATGATAAAAAAATAGAACAGATTGATAACACAGATATTAAACGTCGTATTCAAAAATTGGATGAAAATGAAGCAATAAAACATAAAACAGATATACTTAATATTATAAATACAATACGCCAATTACTACCAGATATAAAAGGAGTATATATATTAAAATCATATCCTGATACAGAAAAAAGAAGTTATCATATAATTTTTGACGGTATTCATTTTCCAAAAGCAAAAAGTATTCAAGTATATTTAGAAGAACAACTTAAGCCAAAATTTAGGGAATTATTTGATAAGAAAATAATTGATACAAAAGTATATGCGCCAATATGTTTTAGAACACTTTTATCTACTAAATGTGGTCAAAATAGACCATTGTATTTACTTGATACAAATTTATTTTTAACTGAATTACAAGAACAGATAATTCAACCAGATGATACAACATTTGATCATTTTTTAAAAACGTGTATTACGAATATTGAACCAGAAAGTATATTGTTTAATTACAAATCAGAAAAGAAAAAAGATAATTCTAAAAAAGTTCATTTAATGAATAATGACGAAGATATTTATTCAGATAAAGAAGTCGTTAGAAAATATTTAGATATTCTTGATCCTGAAAGATGGTCTGATAGATCAAAATGGTTAAATATTGGTTATATTTTATCATCGATTAATAGAGATTATATTGATTTATGGCATTATTTTTCCGCAAAATGGGAAAATTATGATGAAAAAGAAGCGAATATTGCATGGGATTCCTTTCAAAATAGTGAATATATTTATACAATTAATAATTTAATACATCTTGCCAGACTAGATAACCTAGAAGAATTTAATGAACTAGCAAAAGAAATACCTAATCACGATATAAAATATTTACGTCCCTTTGATAATGTGTTAAGTAAATTGATATATAGATTATATGGAGAAAATTTTGTATGTAGTTCACCAGAAAAAAACGAATGGTATTATTTTAACGGAATACGTTGGAAAAAAGAAAACAAGAGTTATAATTTACGTGTTTTGATTATAAATGAAGTTTTTACAAAGATTGAAAAATACAGACGTCAATTAATAAAAGAAGGTGCAAGTGAAGAAATTATTAAAAATTATCATAACATTCTTCAAAAATTAGGAAGTGGTATAAAATTAAATTGTTTAGAATTAGAATTTTACAACTCAAATTTTAATAAAATTATTGATCAAGACAAGGATCTTATTGGATTTGAAAATGGTATTTATGATTTAAAAGAAATGGAATTTCGAAAAGGTAGATCAAGTGATTATATATCTTTATCAACTGGTTATGAATTTTATCAATACCAACCAAATCATCCTTTGTATATAGAATTGATGGATTTAATTTGTAAAATATTACCAGAACGTACAGTTAGAGAATTTACATTAAAGGCTTTGGCGTCTTGTTTAGATGGTCATAATAGAGATGAAAATTTTTATATATGGTCAGGTAAAAATAATACTGGTGGTAACGGTAAATCAACAATTATGGATTTACATTTAAAAGCACTTGGGGAATATGGATGTATTAGTCCAGTTTCTTTAATAACTGGTAAACGCGAATCTGCTAATTCAGCGAATAGTGCATTAGCAAGTATACAACATAAACGTTGTGTTATTATGCAAGAACCAGGTTCAAATGATCAAATACAGGCTGATGTTATGAAAGCATTAACTGGTGGTGATCGTATTAGCACAAGAGAATTAAACAGTAGTCAAATAGAATTTAAACCATGTGCAAAGTTTTTTATGGCTTGTAATAAGATTCCAAGTATGAGTGATATAGATGGTGGAACAATTCGTAGATTAAAAATTACAGAATTTGTATCAAGATTTGTAGATGAACCAAATATAGAAAATGTTAAAAATGGTATATACGAATTCAAAATAGACAAAAATTTAAAATCTAAATTAGAGGCTTATCAATGTGTTTTTATGTGTATTTTGATAGATTATTATAAATTATATAAATCAGAAAGTTTAACACCACCATTACCAGTTCTTCAAGTTACAAAAAAATATGAAAATGATAATAATATAATAAAACAATTCATTGATGAAAATATTGTAATTGGAGAAAAAGGAGATTACATAACAAAAGAACAACTAAAAGAAATTTACAAATCTGATTTCACTATACGTAATACATTTGGAAAATTTAATTTGTTTGTTAAACAACTTGAAAATGGTTTATGTACAGAATTTAGATTAGATAAAAAAAATATCCCAAAAATACACGGTTGGAGAATCAAAGTACATCAATTAAACGAAGATTCCGATGACGAATAATTTATATTAACTTACTATATTAACTTACTATATTTTATATATATGGGTTCTTAATAATTTCATTCATAATTTCGTCATCTTGACTCTCATAATAATAAGACTCATTATGTTTTCCAGGACCAGGATAATAAGAATAGCTTTTTGAAAGATAATGATAATTATTTTCTTGTTGACTTTTTTTTTGTAATTCTTGTTCTGTTTCTTCTAATATAACATCTAATGATCTTATCGTTGTATTAAAATATTTTGTGTGTATTTCTTGACTTGTATTATTTGCAACTATTTCTTTATTACTTTCTTGATTACTTTCTTTTTGTAATTCTTGTTCTGTTTCTTCTAATATAACATCTAATGATCTTATCGTTGTATTAAAATATTTTGTGTGTATTTCTTGACTTGTATTATTTGCAAGTATTTCTTGATCACTTTCCTGATTACTTTCTTGCTTAATTGCAATGTTAAAATCGATTGCAAATGGTAAATTATTTTCCAAAAGGTTATTTTGTTTATTTTGATATTTATTTTCGTGATCAAGTAATATATCACTATTAGTCAATTTTATTTCATGAAATACCTGACTATTATCTATTGAATTATCTATTGAATTATCTATTGAATTATCTATTGAATTATCATTTGATTTATGAAAATAAAATTGATCAAAATGAGAATTATTTGCTTCTGAGCTTTTTGAATGAACGTCATAAAGAATATGTGAATCATCAGTTGATTTTCTATTATCTTTATTATCATATATATAATTTATAACATGATTTGAAGATTCTAATTCTATAGAATTATTATTCGAACATAATTCATTAATATGATTGTCAAATAATTCTTTTTCAATATCTCTTTCTTGTTTTAAAAAGTTTTTAGAATTATGTATTGTAATTTCTGTAAGTGGTATATTTCTGGGAGCATTCGAATAAGATGTTGATGACGATGACCTTTGTTTACCAAATAATTTATAATAAAAATTATCATATTTTTTAGATATATAATCTTTACAACTTTGAAATATAGTTTTTGGTCTTGTATTTATAGTATTTTCTTCATCACATATAATATACCCATTTCTTTTATAAATATAGATTCTTGCTTGGTCATAAACATAATGAACACATCCAAATATTTTACCACAAAAACGTAAAAAATTATATGCGTAACTAAAAACAGATGTAAACTTGTATAATACAAATAAAACTGTAAATATATACCATATAATATTTATAATGGTGTTTAGTAAATATAAATCAATCATATATTATATAAAAATAATAAAAATTTGTATATGAATCATATTTTCAAATTAATAAAAAAGCGAATTTAAAAATGAAAATTAATTTATATAATAATATTAGCAATATTTGATGTTATGTATACTCAAGGGATATCTTCATTAGATAACGACTATATAAATACAACGAATGAAATTTATGTAAAAAAAAAATCACCTACTAAATCCAAATATAGAAATATTTATTGTGTAAACTGTGGTGAAAAGGGTCATGTTGTTAAAGATTGCGAAGGTCCAATAACAAGTTTTGGTATTATAGCTTTTAAAATTGTAGAAAATGAAATAGATGAACAGTACGATAAAAACAATAAATTAAAAGAAATTTTATCATATTCTTTGAATAGTATTAACGAAAAATTTTATCCAAAAATAAAATTTTTAATGATACAAAGAAAAGATACAATGGGATTTACCGATTTTGTAAGAGGTAAATATCCAGATGACCAAGAACAATTAAAAAGAATTTTACCAATTTTCTTAAATGAAATGACAGAAAAAGAAAAACAATCTTTATTAACAAAATCATTTGATGAAATTTGGAAAGATTTATGGGTAAATCACGATAGTAAATGTTTTAAAAATGAATATGATTTTGCATACAAACGTTATGAAAAATTGGACATTCCAAAACTAATAGGAAAATCAACATCTTGTTTTAAATATCAAGAATTTGGATTTCCAAAAGGTAGAAGAAATATGAAAGAAACAAATATTGCTTGTGCAGAAAGAGAATTTTTCGAAGAAACTGGATATGATAAGAATTGTTATGATTTTATTAAAAATTACTCTACTATTCATGAAGAATTTATTGGTACAAATGGTGTAAAATATAGACACATTTATTATTTAGTAAAAATAAAAGAAAATGTACCACCACCTAAAATAGATTACAAGAATAAAATTCAAACTGGTGAAGTTCAAAATATAGGTTGGTTTACATATGATGAATGTATGTCTTTAATAAGACCATATGATATAGCAAAAAAACAAGTTATAAAAAATGTATACGATGATTTATTAGAAATGAAAAATAATTATGTTTGTTCTAATTTTTACTATACAAATAAAAAACAATATAAAACATCACCTAAAAAAATTCATTATAAAAATATTTATCAAAATTATACAGGTTCAAAATCACTTTGAAACTTGTTTCAAAATTACCTTGCAACTTTACATTGAAACTACTAAATTTAGATGAATAAAACTTAATACGTTAAGTAATATTTATTTTATTATATTTTAATATCATAGTAAAATAAAGCGTATGACAAGTCAATTGTCAACTATCATATGTGTTATTTTTGGTGTTGTTTCTTGGTATTATTTCAATAAATATCTTGAAACACAAAAGGAATTTACAAATCTTCATAAACGTTTACAAACAATGAATATTGACAATCAAAAAATGAAATCTAGAATTAAAGATTTACAATCTTATAAAAATGATGTTTCAAAAACATTTCAAATTCTAGACAATGAATTAATTCTTATTAATGATCATTTAAGAAATCAACAACCAATACAAGCTACAATTCAAACTTCTCAATCAAATATACCTAGTACAATTTCTTCTTCTAGAATTCCTATTACAAGAGTTAGTTCATTTACAAGTTTACATTCTGGTAATAATGTATCATTATTAACACCAGAATTATTAACCTCGTTATTCAATATGAATTCAGAAGACATATATAATAACTCATTAAGGTTTAATTCACAAAGACCTATGCAAAATAACGATCAAACGGTACAACATAATATACCTGTACAACAAGAACCAATTACTGTACAACAAGAACCAATTACTGTACAACAAGAACCAATTACTGTACAACAAGAACCAATTACTATACAACAAACTAATATACAACAAAATGTAGAATTAAAAAGTTATGAAAATAAAAATTTTTACAATAGTAAGGTTTATGATGACAAGGTTTATGATGACAAGGTTTACGATGACAAGGTTTACGATGACAAAGACAATGAAAAAGGTATAGAGATGAATATAGATAGAGCGAATAGAAATATGTTTTATGATATTTCACATAGTGGAAATTCACATAGTGGAAATTCATACGATCAATATTTATTAAACAATAATAATGACTAATAAGATAAAATTTTTTATCTATATAATATATAAAAACAATATGCCAAAGTTTGTTATGAGTGATGGACGTATGTTTACGGATTATCAACCTAGTTGTGATTTGAATAATTATATTCAAAATAAATACCAGATAAAAAATTCACACGAGTACAGAATTTTTTTACAAAAAAATGCTGAACAAATTATGAAAGATATGACACAATGCAATGAAGGCACAGAATGTAAAATATGTCCAATTTGCAAAGAAGCAATTGATTATAAACCACAAAATCAATAAATATTTATATAAAATTTTTTTCAATGATACTAATAATGGAGTTGTTATTAATATTACTAATACTTTTTGTTATATTATATTTTTTTACAAGTACATTTATATATAATGAAAATACATATGTAGAATCAGATCTAGATAATAATAAATATTTAATAAGAAGAAGAAAAAAAAATACAAACTATCTTAAAAAATCAGCAAATACATTAGCGGAAATAAACAAAAGAATTAATACATTAATAGATCATTTGATTAAAAAATATGAGAATGATCCATCTAAAAATTATTTTATAAAAAAGTTAAGGGAAAATTATAATTATAATATATTATCAGAAGCAGCTATAGATAATCGTTATACAACTTATACAATTGATAAACAAGATATGCATATTTGCTTACGAACAAGAGATAATTCTGAAAATTTATATGATATAAATTTATTAATGTATGTAATATTACATGAATTATCACACTTGTGTAATTATAATATAAATGGTTATCCTATACAGGGTCACGGAGAAGAATTTAAAAACATATTTAAATTATTAGTTTCAGAAGCTATGATATTAGATATATATAAATACGATGATTATACAACTAATCCACAGGAATATTGTGGTATAATCATATCTACCAATATATTACATCGTTTATAAAATAAAAAATTGATTTCTTTTTCAAAACATTTATATTTAAATGCAACATTTGTATGAATCTGATAGTAATCGCAGCAGTATTGATGAATCTACTTTATCTAAAAGTAAAGTAGCCGAACTGAGAGATTTTTATAGCAAAACGTCTATTAAATCAGACGTTTCAAGTACAAAGGAAGGATATATTTGCCAACATTGTAATAATTCATCATCTGGAACTTTTATTATACTAAGTTGTAATCATATTTTTCATATTCAATGTTTGACAGAAATGAATTTACAGGATATATACAAATATCCTATTATTGATTCTGAATATTTTGAAAGTAGAAAATGTAATATTTGTGAAGAAAATATTCAAACTGAAGATATGCTATATCTTCATACAAAATTTTTATCTTCAACAAAAAAACTAATTTCTAATCATCAACATTCAATTGAACATTTAGAAAATCAACTTCGTCAAATCAAGTCAGAATTAAGAGTGTGTTATGAATATAAACACAAGTTGGAACAAGAAAGAGAAAAATCTAAACAAATCGTGTCCGTATTATCAACTATGATGTAATATATATAAATTTAATTATCCAATCTAAATCTCTATTTTTATTTATGTTTTCTTTTTATCAAAAAGCTTAGATAAAAAGCTTCGTTTTTCATTTGTATTTTTCCTTGGTTGAAACATACTAGGATCTCTATTCAATATAGAGATATAATGTTGAAAATTTTTTAAAAGTTTTTCTTGTTGAATAATGATATTTTTTATATTTTGTTTAGTTTGTTCTATAAGTTTTTCATTTTTATAAATAAATACATATTTAGTTGGTGATATATTCGATGCATCTTTATCTATTTCTAAAAGTGTATTTTTATACATTTTAAAATCTTGAAAATTTTTTAATGATTGATTTATATAATCTTGTTTATAATTTAAATACAATTCTTGTGAATTTATAACAGGATTATTATTATCTAGTAAAACTTGATCAAAATTTATATTGATATATTGTGTATAAAAATCAATGTCCATATTAATTTTTACAAATAAAAAAAAACATTTGTTTAACCATAGATATGTTTATAAAAGTAATATATGTTATAACAAGTAATATATATTTATAAAAGTAATATATGTTATAACAAGTAATATATGTTATTGTATAACAAGTAAATTTTTAAAACAATTAAAAAAGGACCCTGTCTTTTTATAAAAGGATAATTCTTTCCATTCTAAATTTTCCTGTTTTTTTTGAAAACATTTTATACTTTGATCTAATTGCGAAGAATTATATAAATAATAAAACGAAATACACATTAGTATTATAGTAACAACATAACATATAGTTGACCATTTTGTTTGTGACATTTCATACATTGGTGCAATAAATTGATAAGTAAAACTTTTGTCAACTTCTAAACCTCTTAATTTAGCTTCTAAAAATGTTAATGAACAAGCATTATTGTTAGCATACCAATGAACTAATAAAGTTATTGCAAACATAATATGGATAATTAACAAAGCAGGTATATTTGAAAATGGTATAATCAGAATAAATAATATAACAAATACATGAAAAATACTAATTAAATTTGCCAAGAATATGTTGTTATTCTCTTCTAATGTAATATTATCTAACTCACCGTTCATTTTATTGTTTTTTTATTTAATAAATATATAGAAATAAAATGTATCTATTAATCGATTATAGAGAACAAGATTTTATAAAACGATTAAATGAGCTTTATATGAAAAATACACAAAATTGTTTAATCGATGATACAAACACTCTAGATAATACAAACACTCTAGATAATACAAACACTCTAGATAATATACATAATCAGGTTTTTGAAATAGATATATTAAATATAAAAATTTCTTGTAAAATTATGTCATTACCGATTGGTGATTTTATTATACAAAAGGATATAGATGATGTAAATACTATAGATATGGTTATCGAAAGAAAAAATATAAAAGATTTATGTTCGAGTATAACAGATGGTAGATTTAGGGAACAGAAGCAACGTTTGTTAGATTCAATAAACGATCCTAATAAAATATGTTATTTAATAGAAGGTAATAAACACATATCATCACAAAATAATAATTTATCCTTATCAGATACTATAATCAATGGTTCTTTATTAAACTTATTATTTAAACATAAATATTATATGATTCAAACAGAAAATAAACTGGATACGTTTAATATGATATTACTATTATATAAAAAATACAAAAATGGAGATTTTCTAAACACAGATTCAAATACGAATTCAGTAAAATTATTAAAACGTTCAGAAAAAATATCAAATAATAAATTACTTCACCAATTATGTTTAATACCTGGTGTATCACAAAAAGTAGCTGAGAGTGTCATATTGTATCCTATTAATTCAATAAAACACTTGATTGATGTTTATAATAATATACCAAATGAATCTGATAGGGAATTATTATTTTCAGATGTTATAATACAAAGTACACAAAGTACATCAAAAAAACCAAGAAAAATAGGTAAAGCATTGTCAAAAAAAATATATGAATACGTGTATAAATAAAAGGTCTAAAAATAACTTTTTACTTTAATATACGAGATTCTTTTTCCAATACTTTTTTTATCATTTTAATCAATGCTTCTTTTCCATGAGTATCATTGATTTCTATATTTAATCCTCTAGCTATAGAACGTAATTCTGCAATATCATAACTAGTAGCAACTTTACCCGTTATATCTTTTCTTTGATCTTTGTGTTTGGAACTAGATTGTCGGATATCTAATATTCTAAATTTCTCATCACGTCTACCATATTTATGATCCCACATATCAGTTTTGCCTTTTTTCATTCTATAAGTTCCATATATAGGATAATTCTCTTCTATTTGTTTATTATATTCCAAATCATCATTAGATAATATATCCATATCACTTGTTTCTGGTTCTTTTCCCTTTCCCTTTTCTTTTTTTTGTTTTTTAAACAAATCTAAATCTAATATTTTTTTAGAATATTCGTCAAGAGTATATTTATTTTTATCAACAGAAAAATCCAAAACTTTAGAATAAATAGATGTATTAATATCTATATCGGCATCGTTAAATATATAATAATCTCCCATTCTTATAATAAATCCTTCTCTAGAATACATATCCATTACAAATACTTTGTTTTCTATCATATAATTTAATGTTGTATAAATAGCTTCTTGTGTTATCAATGGTTCTATATTATGAATATAGTCGATAATATCATCTAAACTCCATATAAATGCCTGACCAAACATTGTTTTTAAATTTTCTAAAACAAAAAAAATATCAAATTGATCAAAGAATTTTATATACATTTTATAGGTTGATTTATCAATACGATCACTTTTCGGTTGTACAGTACATTTATAATCACATTCTGTATAATCACATTCAGCTGAACCATTTATACCATTTATTATAGTATTTCTTGATTTATTTAAATAACAGTCAAAACTATTTGATTTCAACTCTCTTTCTATTAATTTATTACTTCTATCTTTCTCTTCTGATAATATATATTTTTCTCTATCAATAAAAAATTTCGTCAAATCTGATACACTATTCAAGTCTAGTTCACCACGTTTATAGAAAACAGATACGTATTTATATATTTCAACTGTTCTTTCTTCTGGTTCAAGCATATGATGTGAGTAATTTCTAACAGCTCTACCTATAATTTGGTTTATTTTACTCATATTCCAATAAGGCTCTAATATATGTACTTGTCTAACTGCTTTCAATGTAATACCTTCTGATATAATAGGAGAGCCTATTAAAACTCTTATATATTTACCATCCTTGTTTTCTTCGCTATTAAATACACGTTTAAAATGTTCCCTGTTCCTTAAACTAGTACCTTCATCAAAAACTATAAAATTTTTATAATATTTTTCTTCTGGTATATTTTTACCAGAATATTCATAAAACCCATTATTTAATAATAATTGACGTAATAATGATGTACCACCAAAATTTACATAATTTGTATATATAAATACATTACCCTTTTCATTTTTGTTTATATTTTTTAACAAATTATATAATTTACTAGAATACATTTTCAAATCCTTTGTTAAAATATTTTTATCATTAATACTAAATTTCGTTCCTGATTTAGTAAATGATTTCATAAAACCACCTTTACCATATTGATATTCTGGATAAGACATTGTTGAAGCATCACTACTATTTTTATATAAAGAACTAGCTTTAGATATACTTACATCATCTTCTAAAATATTTTCTTCTGATTCTATCAATTTTATAGCAGTTGACATATCATATTTTGAAAAATGTCCTAAATCTGTTCTTAATGCATTAATATATGTCTTGTATTGATAATCTGACATTTCACAAAACACAACATTCGTAGTACCCAATCTGTTTATCAATGGCTTACCCATATCAATCTTTCGAGGATTTGTTTCTGTATTTCCTTTTAAATATGATACCCTACCATATAAAGCATTTTTTAATTGATCCTTACCCCATTCTGTAATTTCATATATATCACCCTTTAATACAGAACGATTAATATATTCAGATGGGGTTTTTACCAAATAACTACGCCCTTGATCATCTTTTTTTAACAAATTATTTCCTATAGGAAATTGATATTCATTACGATGAACATTTAACAAATTGCAAAGTTCAAAAATTTCAGTAGAGTTATCATAAATAGGAGTTGCTGATAATAAAACCAACCGATAATTATAAGATTTCGATAATACTTTCATTAAAGAAGTATATACTTCATTACCTGTAATATTATGAGCTTCATCAACAATTACAACTGTATTATTAAAATCCTTTATTTCATCTTTTATACGTTTACGTTTAATCTCTCCCTTTTGATCACGTTTTACACGTTTTGTATTATATCCATATTCGTCTTTTTCAAATTCCTTAGCACCTAAAACACGATTAATAAAAGTTCCATATGTAACAAATTGGTAAGATTTAGATATAGTTTTATTTGCTTTGTGAATAATTTCATTTCTATCTGTATTAGAACCCTTATAAGTTATCTTTTCATAATATATATCATACTCTTCATTATCTAAATATTCATCTCTTGTACATTTACTCAATAATTCACCAATAAAGTTTTTTTCTATATTTTTATTCTTAACTAACACAACTATTTTATTACCCATATTGTTAATATATTCCTTGAACCCTTCTGCTATAGTAATTGAACTACAAGTTTTCCCAGCACCAACATCGTGATACAATAAAACACTTTCATAAGGAGTTACTTTGGAAATATAATTTCTTAATAACATTTGTGTCGGTTCTTGATGAATATGCCCCTTTTTATTATCGGATTTATTTTCTATAAATTCCATTTTATTTAATACAGTATCATCATCAGTATAATACAAACTCATTATTAAATAAATCCTAGAAATTAATTTTTACAAACTTGTATAATAATATGTAATAAAAGAAATTACATAGATGACGTGGATACATTTATTGATGATTCAGGAAATAAGGATGTTAACAATGATTCTGACTTTATATCACTAGAGGAACTTTTACTTGCACTTTTTATTATATTATTATTTATATTATCATTTATATTATCTATATCCACATTGGGTTTATTAGAAATATATTTGTAAAAATACATACCAAGTGGTACTATGAGTACATATATTAAACGACTACGTTTATGTTTTTTCTTATCGTTGTTATCATTATTATCATTATTATCATTATTATCATTGTTATCATTCTTATTATAATACATCTTTAGTATTATATATACAAATACAGTAACAATTAAGACTAATAAATTAAAGTTCATTAGTTATACGTTATTATTTATATTCAAGATTATAAATTACAATTTCCTTTCGCAGAAATAAAAATAAAAAAATAATTAGTATATTTAAGAATGTTTATTAAGGATAACATTGAAAAAAGAGATAAACTAAAAGCAAAATTGCACAATATACTTGTAAAGTATATATATAAATACATTACAAAATTATTTGAAAAGGAAAAAGAATCACACGATTCAAAAAAATCTAGGTCTAGTTTATATCCAGATTTCCAAAGATCTTTAGTAAAAATACCAAAATGGTCTGACAAACGTATAGAAAAAGAATATATGAAATTTTTAAAATGGTTAAAAAATAAAGAGGATTGTGATGAAGAAGAATTATACAAAATGTTTATAAATATAATAAAATTATCATCTGAAATAATATTAAACAAGTCTGATTTTTACATTAATTGTTTACTAGAAACTCATCAATTTCCATCAATGCAAGAATACTATATGAAATCTTTAAAACGAATAGCAAGAATAGTATATGAAAATCCAAAAGACATATATAATTTAAAAACAAATATATTAATAAGTAATTTAGAAAAAATACTACAAAGTATGATACCATATGATAAAATAACTACAATGTTAGAGTTTGTTGAAAAAGAAGAAGTTGAAAACAATATAAAAATAAAATATGACTTTGAAAAAGATAACACTAGTAATAGTAGTATCAGTTTAAGAGAAAATTCTAATAAAATATTAATAATAGACAAACAACATAGTGATGAACCATCTTTACATTATGTTTCGTCTGAAAAATTAAATCGCGAATACGAGAAATCAGATAATGATTTACCTAAGAATATCCAGCAAAATAGTATAAAAAATGAAATTGATAATAGTATAAAACATATACGTATTCCAAAAGTTAAAAAAAATCAATACTATTACAATAAACCAAAAATCAATGAAATCGAAGAATATTTTTTTAATGAATAAATAGAAGAATATTTTTTAATGAATAAGATCTGGTATGTTTATTACAGTAAAAACATATTGATCATATCCATTTTCTGTTGTATAAATTTCAGATACATTATTTATCCATACATAACTGTGAATAACACCTTCTGAAATATTATCTTCACCAAATTCTTCAACTGCATAATCAAATGCACAAGATTTTGCTTGACAAAGATTACTAAATGTCTTTATAATTTCAAAAGAAACTTCTTTGCGATAATTCAAATATTTAACAACTCCATACATATCACTCAATATCTTAATAAAAAATTTCAATTTTTTTATTAATAAATTAATTTATATTTTTATATATATTATAATGTCCTTTTTCTTTTCAAATATTATATCTACGTTTGAAGAATTATTTAATACAAATCCATCATATCATTCACTGGATGATCATACTTCAAATATAATGTCAGCTAAAATAAATGAAAAATATTTTGTTAATACTACTACAATTGGTTATATAAATAATAGCAGATTTAAAAATATAAAAGAAACAGGATGTTTTATTATAATGATTACATCACAAGATAAATCAGGACCAAGTGCAATCTATTGTATTGCCAGATCAGATATATTATCAAAAGGAAATATAAAAGAACTAATAAAATCAGATGGTGTAAATGGTGATTCATTAGAATTAGAATGGAATCCTTATGAATACCCACTTGTATTAACTAAATTAAATTCAAATAAACGTAAAAACCAATCGCAAAAGATAACTTATTTAGTAAAAGTAATAAGTAATTTTTAAAAATACTATTAAACAAGAAGTAGATGATATATAATTTAATAATCCAAATAATCGTTTAATTAGTAAAAAAAGTTGAAGATATTCTAAATTATTTTGGAAGTAATTTAGAATTTTATCAAAGAGCATTTGTACATGAATCAAATTCAATCAACAAATGCAAGGTTTATTACTTACGTTTGGTAACAACAGGTAATCTTCTCGGATTTACAGTCGTTTTTCTTATAGGCCCACCTCTTATTTTTACATCATTATTCTCTTGTTTTTGAGGTTGATATGTTTCAAGTTGTTTTTTTAGATTTTCTATTTCCGCATCTTTTTCTATAGTCATATTTTTTATATCTGTTCTGTATTTTGTCAGTTCACTCTTCATATCCTTCATTTCAATTTCAAAACTATTTTTCAAGGTTTCCTCAAACTCTATCTTTTTTTGTAATTTTAATATAGTTTCAATATTTATTTGTAATTGAACAGCTTGTTTCTGATGACTATTTTCCAAAGATGCATAACTTTGTTTTACATCTTGTAATTGATTTATATACATATCTTTTTCTGATGTTATTTCAACTACACATTTTTTTAAATAATCAATTTCAACTTTATTATTATTTAACACATCATTGAGGTTATCAATTTCATATTTTTTATCATTTATTATTTGATTTAAATCAAGAATCTGTTTTTCATATTGAGGATCGATATGAGCTGTTTCTAAACGTGATATATTTGCAGATTTTTCTTGCAATTGACCTTGTAATGTTGTTATTGTTTTTTTGAATAAATGTATTTTCATATCAGCTTCTTGTTCGACAACTTTATACTTTTCTATTATCTCCTCCAACTCTTTTATTTTAATATGTAGTTTATTATGACCTAAATTTCTTTGCGTATTGTTCATACGATTTATAAAATCAACTGAATCAACATCATCATTTTTAACTTCTATAACTTCTTCTATAACATCTCTTTTAACTTGTTTATCTTCTTCTATAACTTCTTCTTTTTTATCTTCTTCTTTTTTATCTTCTTCTTTTTTATCTTCTTCTTTTTTATCTTCTTCTTTTTCATTTAATTTAGGTGGTTCTTTTGATGAACTTGGGTTTGGTGGTTCTTTTGATGAACTTGGTTTTGGTGGTTCTTTTGATGAACTTGGTTTTGGTGGTTCTTTTGATGACATAGGTTGTGGTTTTGGTGGTTCTTTTGATGTTATCAATTTAGAAAAAGAACCTACTAATTTAGTTTCTGTAGATGTATTATTTTCATTCATTTTATATATATTAGATATATTATAAAAAAAATACAATTATTAAACTATAATTATTTACTTTTTCAGTTGTGGTATATAATGAGTTGCTAACATTTCTCCTATATCTTTTGAAGCATCATATTGAGATATTTGATGGCTTTGGATTTTTTCTATTGATTTTAACATAATATCTAAATTTCTTAAAAAAAATTCTTTATTAAAATTTGACAATTGATATTGATTATAAATCATTTTATATAAATTTTCAGATGTTTTTATAATATATTGATATTTCTCTTTATACACATCCTCGTAATTTGAAATATCATCACCATTTTTTATAGTATTATCTAGATCTTGTATAAATTCATTTACCAAATGTCTGATTTTGTAAACATCTGTATCATTTATGTTTCCTGACATTTTATAATTATACTTTAAAAAAAAATTGTATTATTAACACATTTTAATCAATAGTAATAATGACAGTATCAAATGACAGTATATCAGATAACACATCTGAACATTTTGTAGAGAGCGAAGAAGAATGCGATAAAACAGATACAAATGATATAAAAGATATTATACAAAGGATAAATAGATTGAATAATAAAGAACAAGTTCATATTTTGAATATATTAACAATGGCAAATGTAGAATATACGAAAAATACAAATGGATATTTTTTTAACTTTTTAAAGGTAAACAATGATATTATTAAAAAAATATGTAACTGTTTAGATTTAATAGAAAAAAATTCAGATATTTTAAAAGAAATGGAACGTAGAAGATTTGAATTAATTAATTATTATAAACGTATCATAGAAGAAAAATTACAAAATAATATCAAAAAAAAAAGAGATGAATATATTACTAAATTGTTTATAAAAAAAGATTCCAAATGGAATATTTCGATTAAAAGAAAGAAAAAAATAAATTATACAAATACACAAAATAATGTAGATCCTGATATACTAATAAAAGAATATATTAAATCAAAGAATAAGTTTGATAAAGACAGTGTATATCATAGACTTGTTACAAATATGAAATTGATAAAAAGTAAAAGATCAAAAGAGAATATCAAAAAATATGATGATGATTATAATGATTTTGTTAATCAAGATTTTGGAGATTTAAAAGATGATAAAGATGACATTGGTGATATTGGCGATGACATTGGTGACATTGGTGATATTGGTGACATTGGTGATGATATTGGTAGTATTAAAGAAGATATTATAGATTATGATGAAAGTCTAGAAAATATCACAGAAGAACTAATTGATGGTTTAGAAGATGAAGATGTTGTATTTTACAATGAACAAGATGGAGACGTTATAGAAAATGAAGATTTAGATGATAATTCATTTGATGATGAAGATGATAATTCAACTAATAACTTGAAAAATAAGGATTTCTTATATTATAAGAATTTATTAAAAGATCAAGGTTATAAGTTTAATGATAACAAGAATTGTTTACTTATACATCAAACATATATTGTTTAATAAAAAGTTGAATCAAAAACAAAATTATATTTAATTAATGGGAATACCTTGGTATTTTTATAATATATACAGAAAATACAATGTTGAAAATGATCTTACTATAAATGAAGACAAAATAAAATCGATGAACATTGATCATTTGTTTTTAGATTATAATAGTATGATACATCCTTGTGCACATCAAATACTTGGTTTACAAAATAAAGAAAACAACATAAATTTAGATAATTTGGTTATAGAAAATTGTATAAATTACACAAGATATATTTTAAATATGATAAAACCAAAGTATTTATATATTATGATAGACGGTGTAGCACCAAGAGCTAAAATGAATCAACAAAGAGAAAGAAGATATAAATCACATTTTTTGAAAAATATAAATAAATCAAATCAAGAAAAAGATGATGTACCTATATGGGATTCGAATAAGATAACACCTGGTACACTTTTTATGGAAAATCTATATACTAAACTTGAAGAATTTAGTAAAGATTATTTTATATCATCTATGTGCAAAGTATTAATTGATAAAGATCCAGGAGAGGGAGAACATAAAATAATGAAAATAATAAAAAAGATAAAAACAGAAAAGATTTGTATATATGGTTTAGATGCTGATTTAATAATGTTAAGTTTGATAAGTGATAAATATGATAACATTATACTATTAAGAGATAATACATTTAATTCTAAACTATCAGAAAAAGATAAAACTTATACGTATCTTGATATAAAAAATTTAAAAACCTACATTTGTAAAGATATAAGAGGAAATAAAAAAATCATAACAATTTCTGATAGAAATATAATTTACGACTATATATTTTTATGTTTTTTATTAGGAAATGATTTTGTAGAACATATCCCATCACTGATTATAAAAGAAGGAGGTCTAGATGTTTTATCTAAATTTTATAAAGAAATAATTGCATCTGGAAATTCTATAATTAATTTACAAAATTTAGATAAAGGTATTTTATATAATTCGATTAATTTGGATATTTTAAAAACTTTATTTTATAATTTAGGCAAATCAGAAGATTACTTCTTTAATAAGGTTTATAGTATTTATAAAAAAAATATAAATGTATACAAAGATATTTATGATTTAGAGGATATAAATAACAACAATAATTATATTCATATATATAAAGATGATTATATAAGATTTAACACATCAGGATATAAATCAAGATATTATAAATATTATGGTGTAACAGATATAAAAAAAGTATGTAAAGACTATATAACAAGCATATATTGGATTTTAGGATATTATAAAGATCATTGTCACGAAAATTGGTCTTGGTATTATAATCACAATGCGGTACCTTTTATAAGTGATTTATTTGATTATCTAAATAATTCAAACTTTGATAATTTAATAGATAAAAAAGCAATTTGTAAAACAGAACCTGTTAAAGAAATACAACAATTATTAATGGTGTTACCAAAAGATTCATTGTTGGAAATATTAAATGATTCGTCACGTAAAAAATTTACAAGAATTTTAAACTCGAAAGATATTAAAGAATTTTTTCCAAACAAAATATATTTAGATATGATTAACAAAGAATATTTATGGCAATCTAAAATTTTTTTAAAACAATTTAATAACCAAATTATAAATATTTTTCTATAATATTTTTTTTATTATTATATATTATAAAATAAAAAAATGGAATATCAAAGAATGTTGATGATGATTGTTCAAATCTTGTTGATCGCCGGTGCTGTAAACTGGGGTCTTGTCGCCTATAATGGTACAGATGTTGTTGCTATGGCAACTGGAGGTGGTGATATCGAAAAATACGTTAAATACATCGTAGCCGTTGCTGGTGTATATCACGCTTATAACGTTTTTATGTAAATACTAAACACAAACATATAAACACACAAGCACATAAACACAAAAATATATATTTATGATGAATATATATTTTTATTTATTTTATGTATTTCATTATATAATTTATACAAAAATCTTGATCATTGTTTAATCTTATATACAAAGTTTTATCTAATAAAATATCATTTCGAATTGTATCACATAATCTTTGAATATAATCATCTTCTAATTTTATAAAAACTCTTGGTAAATACAAGTAAATAAATATTTTCAAATTATAAAATGACATATTTTTATTAAAAATAAAAATTTTATCTACAATATCGTTCATTTTTTTTTTAGAATATTCGTCCATAATTTGATCCATTATATTTGATAATTCATATGTAATAATATTTGACCTACTAGTAATAGGAAGTGGTATAAAAAATACTTGAGATATATATAACTCAATCAATTTTAAACAATAAAGATTATAATTTTTTAGATATTCAGGATAAGTATTATATATATTGCAAATCAAACCACTCAAATCCGTTACTCCATTTAATCCTAAAACAGAAGTAGTTATGAAATCACATCCTTCATTTATTGCAATAAAACTATTAGAAACAGCATTTGATAAATCATTTCTAAAACTACAAGATATTTGTAAATTACAATTTTCATTTATAAAAGATAAACAATCTATAATTTTATAATTATGAACTAACCCATTCGAATCATTTATACCAATTGTGCCTACATATTGATCTAAAATTGAAATGATTTCTAATTCTAAATTACTATTATCTAAATCAAAATAATTTTCTATAGAAAATACAATATTTAAAAATGGATATATATCTTTTATAGTTTTTAAAATGTTTTCTATATAACAAATAGTGGTTTCAGAATATATATATTTTATTATTATATAATTGTTATGTAAATTAAAAATATTTACCAATGAATCAAAATATGTTTTAATATCATTCTTATCCCCCTGCAGATTTGTATTTAGAAATGATTTTATATCTATATTAATAAGATAATTTATTCTTAACCCTCTTTGTTTTTTAAATTTTACGAGATCTTGTATTTCTTGTAATTCATTATCATACGAGTGTTTTATGTTTAATTCAACAAAATTTACACCCAAATGATCTAATAAAAAGATAAAATCTCGTTTTTGTAAAAGTGTCAAGTGACATTCAACTAAAGTTGAGTCTATAATATACATAGATGTGCAATTTAATAAAATAATTTATTTAAAAAAAATATGTATAAAACGAAATAATAAAAAATTGATTTTACATATTTTTTCCTTTTAATTATAACATTAGTGCGTAAGAAATTATAAAATTTTTCCTATAGTAAAAATAAAAAAATGAATCGAACAACACAAGCAAAAACTACTACTAAAACTACTAAAAAGACTGTTAAGACCAAAGAAGCACCAGTTGAAACAGCTCCAGTTGAAACTGTTACTCCAACTGAAACTCAAGTTGAAACTCCAGTTGAGACTACTACTCCAACTGAAACTGTAGCTCAAGATACTACAGTTGAAACTGATTCAATGAAACAAAGATTTGAAAAATTGATCAAGACAAAACAAGATCTTATGACGGAATTGAAGCGTGAAATTCAAGAGTTGAGAAAGATGCAACGTGATCACGAAGCTGCAATCAAGGAAGCTTCTAAGAAAACAAAAAAAAAGAAATCTCGTGATGAAAATTCTACAAGAAAGCCATCTGGATTTGCATCACCAGTTGTAGTATCAGATGAACTTTATACTTTTCTAGCTCAATTTGGTGTAAAGAAGGGAGATCCAATTGCTAGAACTGATGTTACTAGACATATTACTAATTATATTAAAGAAAAGGATCTTCAAAATCCAGAACATAGACGTGAAATTGTTCCAGATGCATCTCTTAAGAAGTTGTTTGGACCAGCTATTGAACCAAAGGATCCAAATGATCCAAAATCACCATTGGTTTATACATATTTGAAATTGCAAAGATATCTTTCTGCTCATTTTCCAAAAAAGAATGCTTAAATATCAATATCAATTTTAATTTTGCTTGTAGATAAATTAATAAAAATTAATTATATTATATATCATTAATTTTTTTATTATATCATTAATTTTTTTATTATAACATTAATTTTTTATTATAACATTAATTTTTTATTATAGGTTACATATTTTTAAAGTGAAGTTGTACTAGCTCTAAATTTCATAGTTGTAGCAGTCCATCCTGTAATATTACTTGACACATATTGAATTTGACCTTTACTACTGATATTGTCAATACTGAATACAATACCTGTGTTATCACCTACGAAATTAGTATTAATAACCCAATCTCCAGAATTTTTCTGAACACCTCTAATATCATAATTAGCATACAAGTTTCCAGAACCAGAACTTATTTCTACGGATACAACGGCATTAAATGATCGAACAATTGTATTACTAAAGGCAAATCCTGTAACACTAGAACTAGATGTTTGGTTATTTGCAGCAGAGAATGACATTTCTTTAGAAATATCACCCAAACTTGGTGTAATATCTACAGTATTAGCAATAAGAGAACCAGTTGTAATCACAGTAGAAACAATATTAGACATTGTTGTATTAGATGCAATTATATTCGAGATTGAACTATTTGTTCCAGAAATATTTGTAGTGGTAATATTAGTAGAAGTAAGATCAGTTGATCTTATGGTTCCAGATGTAATATTTGTTCCAACAATATTAGTAACTGTAGCAAGTGGAGCATAGAAACTTGCAGAACTTACCATTGTATTTACCAAGATATTAGAAGCAGTAATATTTGTTGCCAAAAGATCACCTACAGCGAAATTTCCAGAAGTAAGATTGGTTGTAACAAGATTTGTAAAGGTTGCATTTGTAGCATTTACCAATCCAGTTGTAATACTAGTAGATACACCCAATGTTCCTTGTACATCCAATTTGTAACTTGGAGCACTTGTTCCAATACCAATATTACCGGCACTATTAACTCTCATACGTTCAGATCCTACAGTATAGAAATAAAGGTTACCATCTGTTACACTTGGTGTTTCTGAAGCGAGAATCTTTGTAGTTTGAGCGATATCAATAACACCACCCAAAGATCCCCAAGCACTACCTGGACCATAACCTTCGAATTGTTGTATTTCAGAGTTATAACGAACATAACCCTCTTGAGGTGAAGCTGGTCTTGCAGCTATATTTCCAACAGGAATTTTCAAAGCAGGTCCATTTACAACAACATTTGATCCCATTGTAACATTTGATCCAAATACAGATCCACCAGTAACGGTAAGATCACCTTGAATCAAAGATCCTCCAGTAACAAAAAGAGCACCTGCAGTAACACCCCCATTCAAGACAGAAGCACCACTAACGGTAACGTCACCTCGGAACAAAGATCCTCCAGTAACAAAGAGAGCACCAGCAGTAGCTCCTCCATTCAAGACAGAAGCACCACTAACTGTAACGTCACCTCGGAACAAAGATCCTCCAGTAACAAAGAGAGCACCAGCAGTAGCACCTCCATTCAACACAGAAGCACCACTAACGGTAACATCACCTTGAAGCAAAGATCCTCCAGTAACAAAGAGAGCACCAGCAGTAGCACCTCCATTCAAGACAGAAGCACCGCTAACAGTAACATTTCCTTGAAGCAAAGATCCTCCAGTAACGTAAAGAGCACCAGCAGTAGCACCTCCATTCAACACAGAAGCACCGCTAACAGTAACGTCACCTCGGAACAAAGATCCTCCAGTAACGAAAAGAGCACCAGCAGTAGCACCTCCATTCAAGACAGAAGCACCACTGACAGTAACGTCACCTTGGAACAAAGATCCTCCAGTAACGAAAAGAGCACCAGCAGTAGCACCTCCATTCAAGACAGAAGCACCACTAACGGTAACGTTTCCTTGAAGCAAAGATCCTCCAGTAACGAAAAGAGCACCAGCGGTAGCACCTCCGTTCAAGACAGAAGCACCGCTGACGGTAAGGTCTCCTTGAAGTAAAGATCCTCCAGTAACGAAAAGAGCACCAGCGGTAGCACCTCCATTCAATACAGAAGCACCACTAACGGTAACATTACCTTGAAGCAAAGATCCTCCGGTAACGAAAAGAGCACCAGCAGTAGCACCTCCATTGAGTACAGAAGCACCGCTAACGGTAACATTACCTTGAAGCAAAGATCCTCCAGTAACAAACAAAGATCCTGATGTAATAGCACCATTAACATTTATAGTACCAGAGCTCATATCAGTAGCGACGACATTGCTAATGGTAGCAAGTGGTGCGTAGAAACTTGCAGAGCTGACTTTTGTGTTAACAATAATGTTAGAAGCAGTAATATTAGTTGCCAAAAGATCAGTTACAGCAAAGTTTCCAGCAGAGAGATTTGTTGTGACAACGTTGCTGATTGTAGCATTGGTTGCATTAAGAACACCAGAACTTACACTTGTGGATGCAAGAAGAGTAGATGTAGTAATACTGTTGCTTACACGCATTTCACCTGTTACATCAACGGTATAAGATGGAGCTGTGTTGTTTACACCAACATTTCCTCCTGTTGTAAAGATAGATCCAACTGTGTTACTGTTACCATAAGCAATAAAGTTTTGACTAATACTAGCAACACCACCAGAGAAGTTAGTATCAAGCAAATTGGTAGTAGTGATGTTAACGGTAGTAATGGTACCGGCTACGAACAAATCAGAAGACAAGTACATATTTGCACCAGTGATAGTAGAAGCAGACAACCAAGAAGTTCCAAGTGTGGAGAAAGAACCAAGAGTAGAATAGATACTTCCGTTAGTAATACCAACACTGTACATATTTTGAATAGAACTGTTAGTTACAGACAA